GGCTCGGGGGCGAGGACGATGCTGTGTAAAGAATCGGTTCTCGTTGTGCGATGGTGCGTGTTGCTTCGGCTCGGTCGTGGATTCGTTGGCGGTCGCGCGCGCTTTTGTATTGGGTTCCGCGTCTGCTGTTGCATTCTCGACATGCCGGCACGAGGTTGGACAGTGAGTTGTCGCCACCGCGATCAACTTCAACTAGATGATCAGCTGTGTCTGCTGTTTTGCGCTGACACCAATGGCAGAGCGGTTGCCCTTTGAGTAGTGCTGCTCTGTTGTTGCGGTACTCGGTGTTGTCTGTTGTTCGTCCTCGAGCCATGACTCACGCGCTTCGCTTGTGCTGACGCGCCACTGCGTGGCTTGTCCTTGTTGATGATGTCGGTCTCATGTGTGTGTGTCCATGTCTGTGATGCCTGTTGTATGTGTATGTTATGCGAACGATGAAGACATACAGGGATGAATGCTCCACCCACGGGGTTGCCCTAACCCGTACCCTTTGCACTCATCAGCTGATTATGTTTACAGCTCGCCTCGGCGCTTTGCCTCGCTCATTTCGTCTTGCATGATTGAGGACGCGCCGATCTACCCGCGTTACCGCGACCTCTACCCGACCGGATGCGACTCCGATAGGTGCTTGCTACTAGCCGATTGTTTAGAGCTGGAAGTTGCTCAAGGTGTAGAGAATGTACTCCATGTCGCTGGGCTTCCAGACGCTATTGAAATGCGATCCTGTATCGAATGCCATGAGCCATCGCTTCTGCAATGGTGAAAGTTTGCCGCGCTCCGCTTTCAACTCCACCGCAAGCAACTTGCCCGACACTGGATGCACCATGAGCAGATCTGGGAAGCCTGCATCGCCTTGGACATTCGTTAGCCAGCGACCCCGTGAGTTCTGTGCCGGCAGATCATGATGGATCAGCCAGCCGTATCTGCGCGCCACCGAGATCACCACTTCTTTGAGTTCGGCTTCGCTCATAGCTTTGTCAAACTTCATGAGCAACTCAAACACGGTGCATCCACCCAGCCTGATCCCCCGATGTGACGCTGCTTCGTGTCGTGACACGCAATGCACTTGAACTCTTGCTTCTTTGATTCACCAATATGGCCCTCAGCAAGCAGTTCACATTTTGCGGACAAGCTCTTCAATTGCAGGATCATTGCGAAGATCTGCTCTTTGATTTCTTGAATGTTTGTTGTTGTCATCAAAGAGACTCCGACCAGATCTTGTCTGCTAGGTGATTGATTGCCCAGCGGATCTTTTGCTTCGCTTTGTCTTGCTCGTCGCGCAGCTCTACATAGACAGCCTGTAAGCGTTCAATCGCATTCACTAATTCTTCTAATGTCACTTCAATACCTCAATGATTCTGCTCGCTTCATGCGACTTCAATAGTTCCAGCACAGCTTCATCGCTGTTCAGTTCGCGCTGGATCAATTCCAGGAGTCGAAGATCATCCATGCCGGCATCCTTGGCAAGCTTCTTGATGTATCCGAGTTGCTTTGGTGTGGCAAACGCTCCTCGAGGGATGTGTTCTTGAGTGGATGGTTGCCCGGCTGGGCGATCAGTTGTGGGCGCTAGGTTGCCCCCCAGCCGAGCTACCTTTTCCATCTCTTGACGAGAAGGTCGGGGACCATTCCCTTGAGATTGAATTGGGCAGTTGGAGATCGCGCGACCGATCGCGCTGGTCTCGCAATTCTCGACGAACGATGTTGAGTTCACTCCGCGATCGCTGTGAATCTCATGCGCGTATCCGACTGACATCGGCTTGACATCATCGGCGTGACGGTACAGCTCTGCACGGAAGATGCAAGAATCTCCGTCGTAGTTCATCATGCATGTCTCAATGCGTGCATCTGGGTATGCGGTCCAGAAGCGCACAAGACGCTGCTCAACTGTTTCGTAGTTGCTGAGATCGAATCCCATTAGCAAGCCACCCAGACGATCGCATCATTGCCTGAGATGGTTTTGCGTGTGCGTCCTGAGTCCATGACTAGAGCGTCGCGTACGAGCGTGACACGCGAAGGACGGACAGTGTTGCCGGACATCTCAAGTGTGCGCTCTAGTTCTTCGTCTGTCATTCCACCGAAGAGCTTGATCGCGTTGTAGATCTTTTGACGCTTTGATCCTGATCGTGGGAATGCGTTCTTGGCAGCGCTGATTGATGTTGGATGCGCTTTCTTTGCTGTGATCACCACATTGCGATTGACTGTCGGCACATATTTAGTGCCAGCAAGACCGGTAGTGATTTGGAATAGTTCTGGCTGATGGTCGGACATGTCGGATGCCTTTTCTATGAGTGCGCCTCTAGCGCTTTGATTGCTAAGTCGAGTGTAGTCACATCGTGGAGTGGCATCGGTTCATTCAGCGATAGCTGGTTCTTCATTGCGCGCAAGCGACGAATGATTGATGCGTGAGGGTTCTTACTGATCGCCATGATGTCATCCATCAGACTAAAGATCGCCATGGTATGTGATGCTGACGCGCTTGATTCGAGCACCATCTTTCGAGTTTCTTCTGTCAGTTCACCTTGATTGAATGCCACGCCTTCGCTCACTTCACACTCCATGGTCCCCAGCCGAAACCGTAACGCTCCATGCCGTAATTGTAAATTGCTAATCCAGCGAGCAAGTTAGTCTGAGCCTGTAACAGATCTGCAGTCTCGTTGATGATGCCTTGACGCTGTAGCCACTTTGACCATGAGCGATCATTGATCTGCAGCAATCCATAGTCCTGTGACTTGTCACGATTGAGTGTTTTGTTGTGTGCGTTAGGTCGGCATCCGCTTTCGCGAGCCATGATGGACTCAAGCACAATCCGTTGTTCTGGATCCCAGCCAAGGTTGATCGCAAGAGCTGAGAATTGCTCACAAGCAGTCGAATATGGATCGATGTAGATCGTGGAGCTGGTAGTTGTGGTCGGCTCAATTCGGTATGGATCAACGCTGATCGGCGCTAGGGCGATAGTCCCAGAAGGCTCTTTAGACGCGCTAGGAGCGCCTGTGAGAGCCGTAATACCGAAGACTGTGCAAAGCACTAGCCCAATCAGTTTCTCTGCTAAGTAGTTCATTTTTTCTCCAGTGGTATAGGCACGCCCCATGATGAAGCATGCGATCGGAATGCAATTTGTCCTAGTAGGTATTTGCCCGATTCTGGTTCTGTGAAGATCTGTACGAGGATCTCTTGTCCGTTATCCATCACGCCTGTGTAGACGCTGTAATCAAAGAACTGTGGTTCACTCATAATCACTAGCCTTTCGTCGGTAGTCCGACCCTAGGGCATAGGTCAAGCTTTGGGTGGGATTTCCCCGAAGACCTTTAGAAACGCGGCTTTGACCCAGATTACCGAGTCCGCAGCTTGTGGCGAGATCTCAATGTGAAACCACCGACCGCCGGGAGCGCCTGACACAGTTTTGCTGTCGTAGTTTTTCCAAGCTTGCCGATCGCAGCGCCATGCGCGTCCGTATTCTTTTGGAAAGTAATCAATGACCATCTGAATGCCGAGCTCGTTTGCGTTTGCAATCATCTTGTCAATGAAAGGAAGTGCAGTTTTGCGTGATGCGTTCGGATTCTTTTCACTTGTCGTAAAACCAGCATCCCACGCCCGTCCGGTTGCGTGAACGCTTAGCGTTCCGGGTTTCCCCTTGACATCTCGCTGACCCCAACTTCCAAGATTTACGAACGCGCCATTCGAGTGATGCAGTACTTGACGGATGAACTCGTTCATGCCAGCTCGAGGAGCTGGTGATGCTCCGTCAGCGTTGCCGATGTAGTCCCGAGCGTTCGGAACGCCAGCTTTAGCTTTGGCTACTGCCACGACCAAAGCTCATATCTTTAGGGTTCACATAACGGATCAGCACGGGAACGAGTGCAGCAAATGCTGCTTTCACGAAGTCGGCTGGGTCGGCGCTGCCGGTTGAGTACACCGCAATGACCGCTGCAATTACTGAGCGACCGTATGAAGCGAATAGGGCTTTGTCTTTAGCTTTCATCGTGTCCGTCCTTTGATTTGTTCTTGAGTCCGTTAGATGCAAGTAATCCTATTAGACCGCCAGAGAGTGTCATGAGCATTGGGTTCAAGACCGAGAATGCTTCTGCGTCGTTCGGTGCTTGCTCAAGTGGCTGTGTCACAAATAGAAGACCGTAAAGCAGCGTGAAGATTGAGCCTACGAAAGCGCATGTGAGACCGATGCCGACGATGAGAATGAGTCGAGCTTTGATTTCTTCGTTTGTGTATTTAGGCACAGCGTCCCGTCCCGATCTGTATGTCGCTTGTCATGGTTACTGCTTTAGATCCTGCGCGCTGGCAGTTCACGCGCTCACGATCAGAGCATCCAGAGCATCCCCACACAACGACCGCAATGAGCAAGCCGTAGCCGACAAGGTAACGCCACTTCATCACGCTGGTGGGCTAGTGCGGTTCTCGTCAGACTGGATTTCTAAAATTTCTTCTTGTTCTGCTGGTGTTGCAGGTCGCACTGTGTCATCAATTTGGATCTCAGTCATGGTCATGCTTTCTTGTATCCGTACACATAGATCGTGCCACCGGTCAATGTTCCTGCAGTTGGTGTCAATGTGAATCCTGTGTAGCTGGTGGTGTTGTCTAGGAATCCGCCACCGCTTCCACCGCTTGTGTCTTTTGCAATTTGTGGAAACACTTTGGTGATTTTTGCGTTGAATGGATCAACTAATTCAAGATTCAGATTCAAGGATGCAGCATTGATTGATCCAACTTCCCAGCTGGTCGTGTTTGTTCCAGCAAGGCTTGCTGCACCGCCACCGCTGTAGATCGCTAATGGGATGCCGTAATAGTAGGCAGCTGTGGTTGCTCCCAAGATCATGCGGATTCCTGCATTGGCTGATGATCCTGCTCCGCCTGCGATGATAATTTTGTATGCGTCGTAAGTGGTTGAGAATGCTCCGGTCACGGCAACTGATGCAACACCTGTTCCGATAACTTGTGACTTGATAAAAACTAATCCACCAGCGCCTTCAACATATGAGAAGTTGGCATTGAGTGAACTGGCGGTCAATACTTCGCCAGCGGTATATGTGGTGAGTGGCATGGTGCTCCTAACTTAGTGCGTAGATCGTGTCAAGTGTGGAACCTGTAACGAAGCTGCTATTCAGTCCCCATGTTGCGGTGCTGGTTGAGTCGTTAGCTGTGCCATTCCAGCCTTGTGTCGTGAGCGTGTAACCCGTATAGGTATCAGCATATGTGCCATCAAAATATGGCAGCGCAGATGAAGATTCCTCGACCAAAACCGCATCTACATAGAAACTACATGTACCAGTCAGTGCAGATGATCTAGCAATTTGGACACCAACCGAAACGGTGTTTGCTGGTGCGGTTGCTGTAACTGATTTTCTTTCCCATGCCGATCCCATTGTCGTGATAGTTGATAGTGGTGCAGAAAGAATTGAACCGCCAGCATCATAAAAGAACAATCTCACATAATAAGTGAACGGTGTTCCGCTTGCTAGTTTCACATAAGCCGAAGCGGTGTAACTCAATCCAGCGGTCGCAGGGTTACGGTATGACAAGTTGTTGATTCCGGTGTTTGCAACCGAGTTGGTCAATGTTGCTAGACCTGACGCTGTGCCTGAATAGAAATCGGCTGTGCTGCGGACAAAAGTCATTCCAGCACCAGCGCCCCAAGTGCTAACACTTGTCTCAAAGCTAGGGTTCGAGACAAGGTTTGTGCGTGTGGTCGTAGTCGTATAACCGCTGAGAATAAACAACTCATAGACCGTTGTCGGCGATGTGTAGATTGTGACTTGGTGTGGCTGGCTATATGAGATCCGATGCTCAATGCCCTCGATAAAGGATTCCTGCGCGATGACGCTTGTTGTTGATGCTGTGGTCGTGATGGTCTTTTCAACGCTGATCGTGTCGCCGATCTCGAGGATTGCTACTGCGTCGCGCTCAGCTATAGACAGCATCTGAAAGCCTGTGTTCACGCTGGTGAGTGTCGCGCTTGGTTCGCCTTCAATTAGATAGTTCGCCAGTGCGAGAGCTGCAGTGTCATTGTGTACAAGACTCTCGGTGTAGGCGACAGCTTGGATGAAGTACTTGGATTGGCTTGCTAGATCATCAACGGTCTCTGGTCCTGTCGCGCCAAGATGGGTAACGCTTGCCCTATTGACAACTTTGTCCGCGCCGAAATTGATGGACACGGAATCGTATGGAGTGTGGCTCGGGTCGTTGTCACCGAACTCCACAGACGCTCCGGCAAGAGTGGCTCCGAGACGCTTCTGGAATGTGAATACGCCAGAGCGATTTACGAACGCGCGTCCCTGTTCCGCTGCCATGATGTCATTGAGATAGCCCTGCGCGTTAGATCCAGATGGAACTGTGTATGCCGATGCACCGCCGAGCGTGACCGCTGAGGTTTCTATTGATTGCTCTCCTACGCCTTGAAAAGCATCTACTTCTGGAAGTGCAAGAAGGTTTACGACTCGAGTTGATGCGATCTCTTCGTCCACATTCCACTCATCTAGGAACGCTTGCGACAACAAATACTGGTCGTCTATCGCTTGGATGTTCACAAGGTCGTTGCCGTCCAGATTGAACTGGTAGTCATAATTGACGATGAACCCTTGAAAGAGTGACTCGGCGACATCTAATGCGTTGTATCGGTAGAAGCGGACTCGACGCATTGGTGCGATGCCGGGCTCATTGTTTGCAGGATCGTATGTGGGCGCGTCCGTATTGAACGGATTGAAGGCTCCTTCGGCGAGCTGGTCGTTGAGTGTGAAGTTCATGATGCCGGGGACAAATTGGTCTCCGATGTCGCGTCGTCCTCGAGTGATGGATACATCAAGAACACCATCGGTCACATCTGCAAAGTCAGTGCCGGGTCCTAAAAGGTAAGTGGTACCATCAAGGAGTCCTTTCACAGCTGAGTCAAGCGTGAAGCTTCCAGAGTCAAAGCCAGTGTCTATCTCAAGTAGATACTCGCCAGACTGGATGACGGATGCTGGCATTAGTAGCGACCGCTAATTGGACGGACCGAGATGTCCGCTGGACCAGATGCACGATTGAAGCTTTTCACAGCGTCGATGACGACCTTGCCTGTCTGAGCGTTAGTAAGCACTCCGCCGTTGATGTTCACTGTGTAGTTGTTGCCACCGCGCTCCGCCATGATGCCTGATGTGTCGCCAGTGAATGTTGGCGATGTGGTCGGCGCGAGACTGATTGAGCTGACACTGCCAGCGAACTTTGCTCCGATGCCCTTGACATCTGCGAGCTTGAGGTTCGGGTTCTTGAGAAGCATCTCTGCAGCTTGGATTGCTGACTGTACGCCGGCAAGGTACTGCTCGCCTTGCGTGACTCCTGCCTTGTAAAACTTGTCTGCAGCCAAAGTGCCCAAAGCGTCCGCTACATAGTTGAGGTCTGTGACTAGTTGGTTGATCCCAGTAGGTCCTGTAATCGCTTCTGAGCCACCTAAAATGAGTTCGTTGGCAATTGCGCCACCAGCCTCTTGACCAGCCTCTAGAACGGCTCTGAGTGCGTCCTCAGACAAGCCCATGGTGAGCAGTTGCTCAACCTTTTTGGAGAACGCTTGCGCGCCTGTTGCCTGCTGAGTCAGCTGAGCAAGGATCGTCGTTCCAGCTTCTTTGGCAGCGTCGGCTGCACCAGAGATTGAGAACTCACCAGTGACCGACTCGGCGACCGTGCCCTTGAAATCGTCGTAAGCTTTCTTTGCTTCTTCAAGCTTGCCCTTCGCATTGTCGAGAGCTGTCGTGAACTGATCGTTTAGCTCTTCGCGCGCCTTCTTGATCTTCTCTGCCATCTTGTCCACCGCGCCACCAGCACCACTTGAAGCATCCTTGAGTCCGGTCACGCTTTCGGTTGCCAATTTTCCAGCATCGGACATGCGTTGCATCTGCTGATTCGTTAGCCCTTGCTGAGTCGCGACACCACCGAGATCATCTTTGAGCCCGTTCATCTGGCGCTTGTAAAGAGCGAACGCTGCAACACCAGCAATGACCACTGCGATGCCTACACCGGTAGCAACTTGGACAGCTGTGAAAGATGCAGCGAGCGCATAGTTGATGCCGATGGTGATAACGCTGACGGTCTTCCAAGCTGCGAGTGCGATGTTGGTTCCGACGATTGCTGCAGCGATTGCTCCGATGGCGGTCGCGATGCCAAGGATCACGCCTGCGTTCTTTTGTGCCCAGACTGCAAAATTGGTAAACGCGCCGACCATG